ACTTGGCGAAAGTCGTCAATAGTGGGCGTGGCACCTTCTAGGTAAAAGCTTACGCTCGCAGTGCTTGGCACTATGCCTGGCAGTATATTGTCTTGGGGTTGGTACGAAATGTCCCAGTCCCCTACGTAGACTTCTACTGGTGGGCTAAAGTCAAAGCCTAGGTAGGTAGTCCCTAAGTCGTAAATCTTAAAGTCGTACCGGGCAGTAGTGGCGTAAAATACTAAAGTCTTAGCCACCTATCCTAGAGAAATTATTACCGCTGCGCTGGGTGCCTAGCAGTAGGTCCGAGCCGCTTACGCGAGCGTTTAGGTTCATGTCGCCACCGCCGAACAGCTTACCCATTCCTCCGCTGCCTGCTTGCATGGCTTGGAAAGTAGTTTTAAATGGTACGCCGGTTATGGCGCTAATTGTTGCAGCTAGCGCGACAGTTGCTATTACCGCAGCCACCAGTTTGGCTACGTAGTCCTTTAGGGCCTTGCCTAGCACTTTAAAAAAGTTCTCGCCGTTGGTAAGCGAAGCGGTAAAGGCTTGGGTAAGTATACCGCCAAACTCTGCGCCTATGTTTGCGGCTAGTTTTAGCTGGCTGCTAAAGTCTTTTACTCCTTGTATTAATGGAACCAGCTCGCCCTCAACCTCGCTAATTGCTTCCATTGATATGGGCTGAAAGCCGTCTAATACCTCTTGCTTGGCCACAAAATTAAAGTCTTCCTGCGCGTATTGCCGGGCAAGTGAGAGCATGCTGCTCAACGTATCTACAAAGGCCTCAGCTTTTACGTTTGCTTTCTTTAGCCCGTCGGCTGCTTTGTCCGTGGCTTCGGTTAACGCCAGGCCAAGCTTGGGAGCTGCAAGGGTTGTATCTACTAAGGCCTCTTTGGATGCCTTTAGACCGTCTAAGAATACACGAGTAGCTGCGCCGTTTGGGGTTATGTAACTGGCTAAATAAGATAGTTTCTCATATAGCGAAAGCTGACCACTTAACAAGGCGTTTAATACCTTTAGGCCGTCCGAAACGAAAGACAAAAAGCCAGCGTAGACGGGCAGTAAGGCGGTGCCTATTTGCAGCTTCAAATCTTCAATACTTGCCTTTTGGCGGTCTAGTGCGTCTGCGGAACTTTCGATCCCTGGGCCTATAATGTCCAGGGTATTTTTCATTGCGTTACCCAAGGCCTCGGCGTAAGGAACGCCAGCGGCTATTTGCTCTTTAAGGTCTTTTACATTAATGCCGACTTGCTCCAGACCTTTGGTATTTTCTCTAGCAAATGCCGTTTGTATTTTATCCGCTATATCGTCAAAGGCTATCCCCGTAGCGTCGCTCACCTTGTTGGCATAGTCCAACTGCGTGGCTAGGTCTTCAATGTCCGTGCCTTGACCCACTGCCTTTATAGCGCGCTCCATAAGTTTGAGCTTACTTATTTCGCCGTCAGTTGCTTGCTGTAATTGGGTGAGCTGTGCGCTTGTTCCGATATTGGCAAAGGCTACCTGGACGTTCTCAGCTTCGGCGGCAAGGTTTATGCACTCCTTACCAAAGGCTATAATTTCGGCACCCGCAAAGCTGGCGCCAATCATTGCGCCAAGGTTAGCAAAACTCTTGGACGTTTGCTTTAACTGTGCGTCTACTTGCTGAATACCACGGCGAAACTCCGCGGCATCTAAGCCTAATAATACTTTACTAGTTACGTCCATAGCTTCTTAATAATGCCCTTAGGCTGCTTTCTTTTTTCTCATCCTCAAACGCGAGTAGGTCGGTTTCTAAAATTACTTTTTTTACCGACTTCCCGCTTATGTTTACCAGCACTGCGGCGAGCCATCTCTGCCTGCGCCACTCGTCTTTATCCCGCTCTAAGCCGTGCCTAAACACAGCTTCTAATTGTTCCAGTGTTAACGTCTTCGCTTCGCTAGGAGCAAGTCCTAGGCGTCCCACCAGCTGGCCTAGTACGTCTACTGGGCCGCCGGCTGGGAAAAAGGGCCGTTAAGCCGCTGGGTAAGTTCAGTAATATCCCAAGCCCCTGCCATAGCCTTGAACTCGTCAAAGCTTGGACGGTCCGCCATGTCCCAAAACTCTTGGGCGTATAGCATGGCCAGCATGTCTGCCAGGCCTAGGTTACCTAATTGTGTAACGCTTTTACCCGTTACTTCTTCGAATAGCAATGCTGCCCCCAGCGTAAACTTTTTCCCTTCCATGGCTCTAGTTTGTGCCTACGGTAAATGCACCAGTACCGTTAAGCGTAAAGCTTACCGTTCCATTATCTTTATCCGGCGCGCTAACTGAAAGCTGCGAAAGTATCGCGGTACCTTCTACTTTAGTTTCGCCTACTACGGGCGTAACCGTACCAGCTGTAACTTGGGTAATTCGGATGTTAACTATGTCGCCTACTTTGGCGTATAGCTCGTCTACGTTCCACTTGGCTGCGTCGTCGTCGCCTAGGATGCTAGTGCCGCTAATAGTCCAAGACTTGGCGCTGGTTACGTAAGTACGAAATACTGCCACGTCTTTGCTGGTAGTTTCGCGGGTATCGGCGTTCAGCTCAATGCTGCACTCCGTCTCGGCTGCAAACGCTTTATAGGTCGTTCCGCCGTCTGCGCTTAAAAAAAGGCGAACTTCTCCGCCGCTAATGTTGCTCATGTTTATTTGTTTATTAGAAAGGTGAAATCCGCAGCCAGTATAATACTTTCCTGCTGTTCATTGTAAAAGGCTTGCATGTTCTCCATGTAGCCTACCGTAAAGGTGTTATGGATCGTTTTAAGATACGTGCGTATGGTGGCAAGTTCTGCCTGGGCGGTATCGGCGCTGGCAAAATGCAGGAAAAGCGTAGCGCTTACCTTTTCCATTTTCTCCGCGTCTTTGGTTTCGCTTATTGCTATGCCGTTAAGGGTGATTACAATAAAATCCGACGTAAGGCCCTGCGGTGCCGCCAAGCTATATACTGGCGTAGCCGTAGCCGCGTTTACTGCGTCGTATACATATTGTAAGTAATTCACCGTAAGTGTGCTTTTATACGCTTTTGTACAAAGTTACTAATTTTTTCGGCTGACTTGCGCGGCACGTCGCTACCTTCTAGCGCTTTATCAAAAAATGCTTTTGGCGTAAAGTTCTTAGCTGTTCCGCCGAATAGCTGCCAGGGGGCGTAGTATGCGCCGCGTTTGTTACTAGGCCTTAGGCCTACTACTACGTAAGCCTTAACGGTTCCTTTGTTTGGGAATACGTCTATACTCTTGTATAGGTTGTAAAAAGCACCGTTTGTTTTTTTGTCTGCGTCTTTTACGCCCCGTGCCTTGTAGCTTGCCTTGGCTTGTAACTCATTGTAAGCCTCTTTGCGGGCCTTTTCTACTAGCGGACGCGCTTCGGCCTTTAAGATGTTCCGAAGCTCCCTAAAACGCAAAGTTTCCGACGTCCCTAATTTCTTTAGGTGCTGCCGGAACTGGTCGAAGCTTTCCACTCTGCCGCTTTCGCTCTTTAGGTAAATGGTGTTACCCCGTGCCATTGTCGCGTAAAGTTGTTTTAACCAGTAAGAAACGACGGCGGCCTTCGGGCGCTACGCTTACTATATCGTAGTCCTCGGCGTTGTAGGTTAGTTTCCATTTTGCTGCCACGCTATTGGGGTAGCGTAAACGCCAGGTTATGCTAGTGGCGCTTTGAATTTGGTCGTACGGCATGGTTTCCGTACCGGTTGCGCCTGGCACTATGCGCTCGGCATAAAACGAGCCTGCGCTAGTCCAGGTCTTTATTACCTGGCCGCTGTTATTTGTGGCCGTAGTCGGCTCGTAAAGCGTAACGCGCAGGTCTAGCATTAGCTAAAGTTTTGGCGGTAGCGAAACGCTAGGCGGTCAAAAAAGCGGTTTGAATTATACGGCAAGTCGTCGCCGTAGTCGTACCCGAATTTAATGCGCTGGTACAACGCATGTTTAATATCCGCGGGCGGGTTAGTGTCGCCGCATGTATAAACTATCACCATACGCTCCGGGGTTTCCTTTAGCGTAAGGGTCGTGTTAATGTAGGTGTAATCGGTGTACAAAACTTGGACCGTTGCGGTGCCTTCGTCGTCATAAGCCGTAACACTAGTAATAGCCGTAACGGGGCCTAGGGGTAGGGCGTATTGCTCCTGCCCCCAGGTATCCACTGTTACAGTTGTTGCACCTAAACGGTAGCCGGTATAGCTGTTAAATTCCTCGACCGCTGCGCTGAAAAGCATAGTTAGTAACGCATCGTCTGCGTTACCGTCTACGCGGCAAAAGGCCTTTACCTCGGTAAGATTTACCGTAATCGGAGTATAACTGCTAACGGTTACCATTTGTTTAGATAGTTACGTCGGTTGCTAAAGCAAAGGATGCGTTACGCAATACGGCTACGTCCATAAAACGCTCTACGTAAATTTCAACGATTGACGACTTCATTTGAGAGTATGGGTCTACCATCAAGGTAGCACCGCCCCAAAATCCGATTTGAACGTCTGCAAAGTTACCGAAAAGCAAACCGTAGGTATCGGGTGATCCTACTGTTTTTTTAGAAACGGTAGTATTAAAGATATTGTAACCGTTGGCGGTCTTAACTGGGTCTAGCATACCTTCAACGAGGAAACGTCCGCTACCTGCGTCTACTTTGGTTTTCTTCAACTTGGCTACTACGTTAGGGTGTGTAACGTAAGCAAGGTTACCAGCTAGTGCGTCGGCAGCTGCTAGGGCGGCTTCCATGTCTACTAGGTCATCAAAAGAAATGGCGCCCAAAGTCAAAGCCTGCGCTGAAAGCTCAGTATAAATGCCGCTAGGCTGGTTAGATGATCCGGTACCGTTTAGTACTGCGTTCTCTAGGCCTTTGTTGAACGAAAGGTTGAGCTGCTGAATTACGCGCTGCTCAATTCCACGGCTGTACTCTTGGCGCAGCAATTGGTTTGACATAGACGCAGTAATTACGGCACGCTTAGGCGACATAGTAACTTTATCAAAGTTGATATCTTGGACGCTGTCCGTTCCGGTTTCAGTCTGCCAGTTTAGCGTGTAGCTAGACGTTTGCTTAGGGAAATCAATGTTACCTACTAGGTTCTCCGCAACTGAGCAAAGGCCAAGCGTTGGAGTGTTAGGGTACAAAAAGTCAATGTAACGTCCTGGCTCGGTAAATACCAAGTCGCCGCCAAGGTTTCCGCCTGACCCGCCAGTAACTGACTGCGTACGGGTAAAAAGCATTTCGGGCATGTTGATAGCGTGCATGTCGCGCGCATCTACTCCAAGCTTGCGCTTTTCGTTTAGACCTTCCTGGTTTACTTCGGCTTCTAGGCCAGTAAGTTTACCGTTACGGGCTTCGTTGATAGCCTTAATGATGTTGAATTTTCCAAGGTTGCGAGCTTCGCTCTTTGAAAGCTGACCTTGTACAGCTGATGCGTCTACAAAAGTGTTAGCTCTTGTTTCTGCCTCTTGTTCGTGATTTTCCACGGTTTCGGGGTTTTGGGTTAATGGTTCTGCCTCTTGTAAGGCTTTTTCTAGCGACCGTAAAGCTACGGACGTAGTGGGGTTAGCCCCGCGAGGGGTTAGGCTAATGTCGTACATTTCGCCAATTTTTTCAATGACGCGTGTGGGCTTTTCGCTGCGTACGTTCTCCCAGCGCTCCTGCTTAACGGTGAAAGCCCAGCTTGCCTGGTCTACGTCGCCGCGACCTACTAGGGTGCGTACTTCGTTACCGGTGGACGTATCGGGTAAATCAAAGCGGAACTTTAGACCCTCTTGGTCCTGCTCTAGGCTTAGGGTGCCTTCGCCGTATTTAGATCTAGCTAGCACACGGTCGTAGTCGTGGTTATACAAAGCATGTACGTCGTAGTCGTTTAACTCGCCTAGCGCGTTAACGTCTATGCGCTCCATAAAGGAACCCATGTCGTACTCGTTCCAGTTAAGGGCGTAGCCCTCTACGGTATTACTCTCCGTTACCGGTATCGTCCGGCTGCGTATTTCCTTCTCCATTTTGTTCGTCTGTGCTACCCATATGCATGGGCTTGTTATATATGTCGCCGCCTTCAATAGGTGCCAAGCCCTCAGTGCGGCGTATTTCGTTTGCGCTCATTACGCCTATGTTCCAGTAATTCACGTTACGCTGTACCTCAGTGGTTATGTCGCCACGCATAAGGGCCTTTAGATCCAGTTGGAACACGCGGTTACCGCTTAGTAGCTTGTTGGTAAATTCCATTTCGATTACCTCGATTAGCGGGCGGATGCAGTCGCTAATAAATTGCGCGTTTTGCGCCTCAATGCTATTTGCGTAGCCTGCGCCGTCCATATGACCAATTTTGTGCGGGGGGACGCTGTAAAGGCGGCAGATTTCTTCAACACTAAACCTCAAGCTTTCGATTAACTGCGACTCTTGAAAGTTCGCAGCTACGGGCTTGTATTCTGCGCCCTCAGTTAGTACAGCGGTCCTCCCCTTGTACTCCTTGTTCAGTTCGTCGAACTGTCGGCCTATTTGTTTAACGCGGTCCGCGTCCCTAATAGTACCTTGAATTTGTAAGATGCCTTTGGGCATACCACCGTTACCGTAAAATCCACCCATGTGGGCAGTTGCGGCCATTGATGTACCAATTATTTCTTTGGCGTAAACAATAGGGCTAACTCCGTTAATACCGTCAAAGCTCCAATACTTTAGGTGGATTAACTGGTTAGGATTAAGTCGTAAGTTAATACCGTTGCGTAGGTGCAGCTGGTAAATAAGCTCGCCGCTGGTGGTATCTACCGTTACCAGTTCCGTATCTATAAGCTCTAGGCCGGCTAGGTTATTACCGCTACGTACCGGCAGTACGTAAGCGTTACCCCGCAACAAAAGTTGCGTTAACATAGCCTTACGGAAATCGTAGCTATTGTATGCCTCGTTTGGTCGCTTGCTTACCAGGTCGTTAATTAGTCCAGGCTGGAACAGTAGGCCTTGCTCGGTTTCGCGGAACAACTGCCAGGGTAGAGACGCTATGGTATTGCCAATTAAGTTAACGCAGGCGTACAAAGCGCTAACCTTTGGCGCGTTTGTGCTGCTTACGTTTTCCCCTGCGAGGGTAGCGTTACCGCCAAAAAGATTGATTAGCCAGGGCTTAGGGCTTATTACTCCACTAACGCTACGCTTAATACGGTCATACCATGCCATAACACAAAGTTACACAAAAATTATATCTAATTCTTCATATGTACTCATTCCCGTACTCGCATTGTGAACATAGCCCGCAAGTGCCGTAATAAGGGCAGCCGTGCCGTCTATGCGGTCCGGGGCCTTGTCCTTTTGAAAGGTCCAGTTATCGTTTTTGTCAATATGCAAACTGGTGTTAGCAATCATCCAGGCCGTTATAGGGTTGCCGTCGTGTGTTATGCCTTTTGTGGTAACCATGCGGTACAGCAACTTCATAGGCTCGTTTACCATAAGTGCCGACTGTCGGACCTCGTAACAAAACTGCTTGCCGTATTTGCTGCGTAAACGCTCCACGGTTTCCGCTGCGTTCCAAGGGTCAAAGAAAATACCTTCGACCGGGTGCTTTTCAATTATACTTTCAATCATTGCTATACGATGGTCCGTTGTAGTTACCTCACCCTTCACCATGTCCAGCTTGCCGTTCTTTATCCAGTTGCGCGCCAGGTTCGGGTACTTTTGCTTACGCTTGGTCATGGCGTGGTCGGTGATTTGGTAATACTGAACAGTATAAAAGCGTTCACCGTTAAAATATACTACGGCATAGGCTGTAAAGTCATTAACAGCTGCAAGGTCAACCCCTAAGAAACAGCGCCACTTGTCCAAGGTCTTAGGCTTAGGGCCTTCACACTTTAGCCATTTGCCTAGTTCAATGTACGGCTGGGCGCTACCGGCCCACTGGTTTAGGTGCAGCTTGCGTAAACTTAGTAGCGTTGGCTCGTCGTGCTTGGCTGTATTGCTTAATTCCTCTAAGTATTGTAACGTAACCGTTATACCCAGGGACGGGTTTGCCTTGGCCCACACCTTCGGGTCGTGCGGGTCTTCTTCGTCGGTGGCCCCGTAAATGATAGTTAGCCAGCTTGGGTCTATGCTTGGCTGCTCTTTTACGCGCTCTGCGTATTCGTGCCACTTGTGGGCAAAGCTGTAAGCGCTGCCTGCTGTGGTAATAGCTACCATTTGGCTAGGGCGTGAGGCCATGGACGTTCTCAGGGCTTCCCATAGTTCAGGACCTTTTACCTCATTCCAGCTGTGTATTTCGTCGCATAAGATAAAAGACGGGTTAAGTCCGTGGTTACTGCCCCCGTCGCTGGTAATGGTCTTTAGGTAGCCTGGCTT